TTATATATTAATAGATTGGCTATATTTATAGGGTATAAAAGAAACGGCAAAAAAACGGCAAAAAATGTTAAAAAATTTCATGGATTTTTTACTTGCTTTCTCCATCATATCATCTGTTACGTGACTATAAGTTTTTATTGTTTGTTCTACGTCATGTCCAGCTAACCTAGCAACAGTTTTAAAATCTAATCCATTAGCAATAAGTATTGTTATATAAGTATGCCTTAATTCATGCAAACTTACTCCTGCATATTTTTTTAAATCTGGAACTAAATATTTTCTTATATTGGAAGCAGAACATGGTAATATTCTATTATTTATATCTATCGGGTTAGATTCCTTGAATGTTTTTAAGTATTTAATCAATTCTAATGGTATAGGTACAACTCTATAGGAATTTTTGCTTTTAAGAGCTCCTAGAACCGATTTGTTAATGCTCTTATCTATTTTCCATTGCTTATTAATAGTCAATTCCATATTGCTAAAATCAACATTATCCCATGTAAGACCACATATCTCACTTTCTCTTAATCCACATTTTCCAGCTATCAATGCAGCAACATAATATTTATTATCTTTTATCTTAAAAAGCAAATTATCTAGTTCATTTTTGCTTAATGCTTTTTTTCTTTTAGATTTATTTACAGGTATTTTGAACTTTTTTAGGTTTATGGAAAATAATGAGTTATAGTTTTCTGTATAATAGTCAAATATTAGCTTTATCGATTTGATGTATCCTTTTATAGTGAATTCTTTCAATCCTTTTTGTATTAAATCATCGATACAATTTTGTATATCAATTCTTTTTATGTCTATAACTTTAATATTTGAAATATTATTAAACGCTTTAATAGAGAACCTATAATTATTAATTGTATTATGTTCTTTGTATAATATAGAATGTTTTATAAAGTCATCTGAAAGTTTACTAAAAGTCATATAATTGTACTGAGCATTAATTATGTTGGTGGTATTTAATTCTTTCTTTAACTCCAAAACTCTTTTGTCAGCAGCAAATTTAGCTTCTTTTTTAGTATTAAACCCTTGTTTGGCTTTTTGCCTCCATTTGTTGTTTTCTTTATAACTTATTAAGTATTGCCATCCTTTATCTTTCTGTCGATAGGTAATATTGTATTCTAAATCCATAAAATCAACTCCTTTATTTTTATAATTAACAATTTATAGCATAAAATTCGATCTTTTAACGAATATATGTTCTTTAAAGACTCTAAAAATTAAACAGATACTTTTAGATAACTGGATTAATTATTTATATAGCTATTTATATTATTGAGTACTATCCAAATTTAATCAGTTAAAGTAATATTTTAGATTAATTTTGGATAGTATATGTATAAAGCTATAGTATGTCGTGAGATTCTTCTGACATAGCTAAGGATTGCCTATATTCTGTAGCAACGGGTACTTTTGTGAAGTGAACAGTATTATTGAAATTCGCTTTGACAACATCTTCTATTTCATCAAGTGTTACATTGAAAAATTCTTTTCTAGGATTTACTTTATTAATACTTTGATTTTTAAAATGTTGATGTAGTTTAGTTTCAAGAGCTGGTGCATCATCACTAAAAATCATTGCATGCACATCAAATTCAAAAGGTACAGATGCACTACTTAGCTCTTTTATTCTATCCATTGGCTCTAAACGTCTAGTCATACCTATTTTATATACATCTTTTCCAAATGATCCTATATTGGATATTATATACACAAATCCAGCTTTAGCATTGGTAGTACGTTCTAATACATTTTCTTTTGCTTTTTCTAGTTCTTTCAGTTTTTCTTCTAATTCTTTAACTTTATCAATATATAATTGTTTTTCAGTATCATTTGAAGTTTTCTGCAAGTATTTCATTAGTTTATTTATTTCATTTGTAAATTGAGTTTGATCTTTTTCAATTTTTTTCTTTTCTTGTTCAAGTTCTCTGCGGACTTTTTCTTCTTCTATCATTTGAGCTTTTATTTCTTTCTGTTGTTCTATTTCTTGTTGACGTTTTAATTCATAAGTATAACTAAATTTAACTCTTCTAATTTTAATTCTAAAAGTGTTTTATCTAATTCTAATCCATCAACTTTGAAGATTTTATTTATACTTTCAAATGATTTGCTGATTTTCCCTCTCATATTGTCAATATTTTTTACTGAAAGATTCATGAGAATGTTATCACATTCAGTATTAAAACATCTAAGTATCTGTTTTAAATTATTATTTATTACTGATTTATTAGCATTAGAATAAACAATTACAGCATCATTAGATTTTATCAACTCTTTTTCTTGCATTTTTATAAGTGTAATCTTATTTTTACATTCTTCAGAGGTTAAACCATCATAATCAGATAAGTCATAATGTTTAAGTATAACATTTGCACAAAGATCATTGTATTCATTATTTAGAGTATTGTATTTATCATTTAATGAACTATACTCTGTTTCTAATGTTGCTAGTTTGATTTTGTAAAGATTTTCGAGGTCTTGATTTTTATTAGAATAATCGTTTTTTAAGTTTTCATTTTTTTGAGTATATTCCTCACTTAAATTTTTAATTTTACTATCTAATTCATCTATAAGACCATATTTATCAAAAAGTTTTTTATCATGATTGTATTGAAGGATTGTAAAAACAATTCCTAAAATAGGGAAGATTAAAAAAATAGGAACTGCAATTCCTAAAAAAGACAGGGCGAAAAATAAATTTATGACCCATGTGTTTAGATACCATTTTTTCTCATTTTAAGACCTCATTTCTGAATTTTGATTATATTAAAAATATTTTAAATATTAAATTTTATTTTTATCAATTCAATAGGAACCTTAAGAAAAGATGATAATTGTTCTATTGAATAATTTTCAATAGAATGCTTGTCTAAATTATCTATATCGATTAATAATTCTGCGGCAAACATATTAGCTTCACGTTCAAATTTGCCACGTGCATATAAGGTGTGGTCATGCAAAAAGAAGGTAGAATCTGAACTATGCATTATAGCATGACCTAGTTCATGCGCCATTACCATCTGTAAATCTTTATTATCAATAATTCTAGTCATATTTATAATTATAAATTTTCTTTTAAGGATTTTTTTAAATAACCCTCTAGGAGAATCAATAGACATATATTTATACCTAATAGAAATATTCAGTTCTTTAGCAATAGCAATTGGATCTCTAGTTTTATATTTTTTTATATAGTAACTAGCTTCCTTTTTATAACCAACCATGTAATACACCACCAACTATTTTTTTCTCTTATTCATTGTTTTCGCTTCCCAAAATAATTCTGACATTAAATCCAACATTTCTTTTTTAGCTTCCTCATTGAGTTCGTCATCCATAAAGAAAGCTTCAGTTGCTTTTTTCATTTCTTCTATGTACTGTTTTTTATCTCTAGATGTAATTTTGTACTTATCTATATATTCTCTTGGAACATTAATGCTGATATTATGAGATTCATCATTTTCTAGAGTACTATCATCTAATAAGAGATAATCTACAGTAACATTTAAAACCTGGGCCAATCTTATCAAATTTTCATTACTAGTACCTTGCTTATTACTCTCAACCATCCCAATTGTAGAGCGTTTTATGCCAGTTGCTTCAGCAAGTTCCTTTTGAGTCATACCAATAGATTTTCTAAGTTTTTTTATTTTATCACCTAACATAATTTTCACCTCATATGACAATTTTATCATAATTAATGACAAAATCAATGGCTATTTTAAGAAAATTTAAGAAAATCTAAGAAAATCTAAGAATGAGGGAGTTAGTTTTGAGTTTTGTCATAAAATATGATAAAATAGAGGTTTTAAAATGTCATAATTTATGACATAATATGTGCATACCAAGACAAATAAATCACCTAACATAACAATAATAGTAAAGGAAGTGATTATATGAAACTAACACCCATAAGACTAAAGAGAATTAATGCAGGTCTTGATATTGATGAAGATGTTGAAAAACTTCAGATAAGTAAGAGTACATTTTATAAATTAGAACAGGGTCATGGTGGAACACCGTCAGCAGTATTAATTAAGCGTATGGCAAATATTTATGGATGTACAACAGATGAGATTTTCAAAGATTTAAAAATAACTGGATAAAGGTGGAATTAAAATGAATGAATTCTATGAGACATCTCAAATTAAGGCTAGAGAGATAGAACAAAAGAAAAGAGAAGAAACAGATTATTTAGAAATAGTAAAAATTAATAAGGATGGTTTAGTAAGCGCAAGAGAATTGCATGAATTTTTAGGAGTTGGAAGAGATTTTACAACTTGGATTAAAGGAAGAATTATTAAATATGATTTTAACGAAAATATTGATTTTACTGTAATAAATCTTGCTCACCAAAATGGGGGAACAAGTTGGGGGGGGGGCTAATAAGTCTGACTATGCAATGACTATTGATATGGCAAAAGAATTAAGTATGGTTGAAAACAACGCAAAAGGTAGACAAGCTCGTAAATATTTTATTCAAGTAGAAAAAGCTTGGAATGCTCCAGAAATGATTATGAAAAGAGCATTAGAAATTGCAAGTAAACAGATTGAGAACTTAAAACTTGAAAATGTTGAGAAAACTAAAACTATTGAAAAGCAGAAACCAAAAGTTATATTTGCAGATGCAGTATCTACAAGTAAGACAAGCATATTAGTTGGAGAACTTGCAAAAATATTAAAGCAAAATGGTATTGATGTTGGTGCAGTAAGATTGTTCACATGGCTAAGAGATAATGGATATCTAATTAAGCGCAAAGGTACTGATTGGAATATGCCAACTCAGCGAAGTATGGAACAGGGGTTATTTGAAATTAAAGAAAGTACACACTTGAATGGTGATGGTGTAAATGTAACTACTAAAACACCAAAAGTTACAGGAAAAGGTCAACAGTATTTTATTAATAAATTTTTAAATAAGGTATCGGTGGAGTAGATCATGGAACCGGTGTTAGTAAGCAGACAAACATTAGCTGAACGTTGGGACTTTACTTCTACAAAGGTAATAGAAAAGTATGAGCAAGAAGGTATATTAACACGTAATCCTAACATTAAAGTTCCACGTTATTATATGGAAGAAGTTATACAGATAGAAGCATTAAGAGAAATAAATCCTTTGTCCCCATTAGAAAGAGTTAAGAAGGATAGGCGCATTGAGGAGCTAGAGAAGGAAGTATCTTATTGGAAAAGTAAAGTTGAAACCGTAAAAGCAGCATTAATTTAACATAATAAATAAAAAGTAATTCTTTAATTTTTAAAGTATCCAAAATTTGAATATGGATTGAGTAAATTTGGCAAACTAAGTATGAAAATACAGTTTAAGACTTATTTTCTATCAATATTTAATTATTTTGGAGGATTAGAACATGGAAACATTATTAACAGTTAATGATCTAGCTAAAAAGTGGCAAAAGGATGAGAGAACAATAAGAAAATATATAGCTGATGGAACTATTACAGCATGTAAAGGAGTTCCAGGAGTTATGTTTCATCCTAAATATATAGCTGAGTTAGAAGGAATAGAGTTTCAAAGATTCACTCAGTTAGAAAGAAAAAAGATGCAGAATGAGAATAATGCTCTTAAAAAAGAGAATGAAGAGTTAAAGAGTTTGTTGAGAGAATATCAAACTATTAATTTAAAGAGTTTAGCAATATTAACAGCATAACATAATAATAAAAAGTAAAAAAACTATCCAAAATTTAAATATATATTAGAAATATTGGAAAACTAAGTATGAAAATATAGTTTTGGACTTATTTTCTATCAATATTTAATTATTTTGGAGGAATAGCTTATGGAAAGAACATTATTCAGTAGAAAAGATTTAATGGAACGATGGGGAGTTAGTTATCAGAGTATTGTCAATTATGAAAACAATGGGATATTAACTAGAAATCCTAAGTTTGACAATCCAATGTATTATTTAGAAGAAATTTTAAAGATAGAGTCCCTTACTGGAGAACTCAATCCATTATCACCATTAGAAAGACGAAGATTAGAAAGAAGAATTGAAGAACTAGAGAAAGAAAGAGATTTATGGAAAGGTAAAGTTGACATTATCAAAACAGCATTAGTTTAACGTAATAAATAAAAATCAAGGAGAGATAAATTATGAAAAATACAGAAATTGAAAATATACAAGAAACACTCAAAAAGCAATTGGAATTACTTAATGAGCGTTCTAAAGATTGTCCAGATGACTGCTTAGCAGACATAACAGATGCAATGGTGCATATATATACTGCACTAACTGCTATTTAGTTTTCAGGATTTGTTTTTAATTCTAGTTCTTACTTCATTGTATTTATCAACTAATTCTTCAGGAGAAATATTTGATAAATCTTGATTTTGAAGATAAAGCATAGTAAGAGCATCTAATTTAGTAGCTGGAAAAGTATTTAAATTAACATCGTTAGACATAAAAACACCATCCTTTCAAACATATTTCAGCTTGGCAGAGCTGATAAGTTAATTATATGAAAGTTGGGTAAAAATAACAAATTAAATAGGAGGAGATTATGGATAATAAACAATCTATAGAGCAATTAAAAGAAATTTGTAAGCCAATAGTAGAATGGTTAAAAGAAAATTATGGACCTTATTATACAGTAGTTATTAAAGATGAACACATAAGACTAGTTAGAGATGAAGTAGGTATTTCGATAGAAACTGCTCAAGAAGTACCAGTTCAAGAGCAGTATAAATTTATCCCAGAAGATTCTAATGGAATATGTAGTAATGGTAACAGTATTAAATAATATAGTATTTATCTATTGTTAAGAAAGGATGATTAATTGTGAAATCAACAGGAGTAGTAAGAAAAGTAGACGAGCTTGGAAGAATAGTACTTCCAATAGAACTAAGAAGGAGCTTAGATATAGCTGAGAAAGATGCTTTAGAAATTTATGTAGATGGGGATCAGGTTATTTTAAAGAAGTATCAGCCAGCATGTGTATTTTGTGGAGAAGCAAGAGATATAAGTAATTACAAAGGTAAGAATATTTGTAGTGAATGCATGAAAGATATTAAAGAAAGGTAGATGGATTATGAATAAAAAAGAGTTATTAAGTTTTATTGAAAGAGTAGAACACAAAGCAATTACAAGTGTTGAGAAGAAATGGAATAAGAAAATAGAAGAAAAGAAGGATGAAGTTCTTTCAAAATACAAAGACAAACTTGATATGTATCAAGGAATTTTTAACAACTTTTCAAAAAACTTAACTGATTTATTAACAGATATGAAAGAAGATCAAGAGGTAGCATACAATGGCTATTACAGAATACATGATAGTCTTAGTTACTTATCTAAGATGGAAAAATTAATAAGGGATAATTGTTCATTTAATGGTGCAGTAATTAAATTAAGACAAGAAAAAGATAAGGAAGTAGAAGAAGTTCGATTTAATTACAGGAAAGTATATATAGTTTCACAAGGAATGAGCAGTGCAAAAAAAATAGCTGAATATTTAGAAGGTTTAGGATTTGATTTGTCTACATTAAAAGAAGATGAAATGAAGTATTTAAGTACTGATATTGATAAATCCAAATTGTTTGTATGTGGTGAAAATCATTAGGAGGTGCAGGTGTATGGATCATATAGAAATAGTTCAAAGATTGCAGGAATTAAAAAGGCAGCTTATGTCAGAACCAGGAACAATAGATAGAAATGTACATGCTGTTACAAAGGCAATATGGATAGTTAAAAATTCTAAAAATACTAATAAAGCATTGGTTTTAGGTTATGTGTATGGAATTGCAAGTGCAGCTATAGTTGCAATATCTATTATAGCAATATTTAGGTAATTACAATGTATGCAAAGTGTAATAAATGCAATTCAAATTGGAACATAAGTATAAAGACAGATTTAAGCAAGCCTTATGTATGTCCAGTGTGCAGAGGAAAAGAAAGACAAGTGAATTTTAAAATAAGTGGTGCAGCAAACAACAAAATTCTTAATAAGAAGTATAGGAGGTAAACGCGGAAGAGTTAAGGGACAAGCTTATTAAAAGCATAGAAGTTAATGGACGGGAAAGTGAAGAAACAATTAGTATAAGTCAGGAATTAGATTTAGAGATAATCAAAGAAATGAGGTTAAAGAGTGATGAAGAATCCAAAGAAATTGAAAAGGAGACATAAGATTTTCTTAAGTAAACTAGGATGTAATCCAGATGAATTTCTTATAGTAACAGAAGATGCAGAGAGTTATATATTTTATAACAGGGTTACTAATGTAGTTTGGGATCCAATGAGGAGATAAATATGGGAAAATTATTAAATTATGCAGAGCAAGCAGATGAAATAGTTAGGTTAGTAATGAAAGAAAACTATAGTGTAAGTGAAGCAATAAAAATTGTTAAGGAAAAAGCTACCAAGAACCCCGACCAAAACGTTCCTAGTAGCATAACAAAAAATTCAAGTAAATTATAACACAGATTGGAGGAATTTAATAATGTCAAAAATAAAATTTTTAAGAGTTAACAATTTCTTGGGAATAGATGAAAGAGAAGTTGAAGCAGCAAAGATTAATATATTCAAAGGACCTAATGGAAAGGGTAAAACTTCGGTAATTGAAGCTATTGAGAAGACTTTTACCAATAAGAATAGAAGGTCAGAAGTTATTAAGCATGGTGAAGATGAATCTACACTATTTGTTGAGTTAGATGATGGATTAAGCATAGATAGAAGAATAAGAGAGGGTAAAGCTAATTACTTAAAAGTAAGACAGGATGGAAAAGGTGCAGATAGTACTGAAAAGTTTGTAAACAGTTTGGTAAATGGAAATATATTTAGACCACTTGACTGGGTTAACTTAAGTGTAAAAGAGCAAACAGAATCACTTCTTAGTATGCTTCAAATAGGATGGAGTGAAGAAGATATTATTAATTGGTTTGGAGAGCTTCCAGATAATATCGAGTATAACAAACACATATTATTGATACTTAAGGATATTGAACAAAAGTATTACAAGGTAAGAGAAGAGGTTAACAGAGAAATTAAGGAATTAAAGGCAAGGATTAAATCAATAGTGGATGATTTACCTGCTGAATATGATGGTGAGAAGTGGAAGAGTGTTGATATCAAAGAATACTATGCAAGGGTTACAGAAGCACAGAATGTAAATAAGTTAATATCTCAAGCTAAGTCACTTAAAGATAATTTCAATGACAAAGTTGAATCAATTAAATCTAATGGAGAAGCTGAAAAGTCAAGAATAACACTTAAATATAAATTAGAAAGAGAAGATATTCAGGACATTATTTCTCTAGCAAATGGAAAGATTGAAAAAGCTAATAATTTCATAGCAAATGCAGATCATGAACTTGAACTTAAAATTAAGGAATTAACTAACGATAATACTTCAAAAATAAATGAAGCTGATTCAGATATCAGAGCTCATTGAAAGATTTAGAAAAAGAGTTCCAGGAGAGAAAAGAAACTCTTAAGAAGGTACATGAGTCTCATATAGATACACTTAAAAACGAATTAATAACTTCTATCGAATCATCTAAAAAACAATCAGTTTCACAGTTAGAAGAGCAAAAGGATTTAATTTCTATTAATCAGAATAAGATTTCAGCTAAGAATCAAGAACTTATTGGACTTGACGACAAAGAAAAGCTTGAGTCAGAAGCAGTTGATAGCAAAATAGAATCCGAAATAGAGAAAGTAAAAGCAACAATAGGTAATGCAGCTAAGTATTTAGAGGAACATGAGGAAGTTGATATTGAACCACTACAAGCAGAAGCTGATGAAGCACAAAAAATGATTTCATACTTAAGAGATTGGGATAGAATTTCAGAAATAAGAGATAATCAGTTAGCTCTAAAAGAAGAATATGCAGATAATTTGACATCAAAGATAAGTAAAGCTAGATCATTACCTGCTGAATTATTACAAACAGCTAATATGCCTATTGAAGGAATTTCAGTTGATGAATATAGCAGAGTAAGAATAAATGAAACTCTAATAGATGGTTTATCAGATGGGGAAAAACTTGAACTTGCAATGAAAGTAGCGAAGGTACAATGTGGCGAACTTAAAGTAATCTGTATGGATAAATGGGAGTCATTAGATAAAGCAGCACAAGATAAATTATTAGAATCAATGTCAGAAGATGACTATCAATATTTTGTTACAGAAGTTGCACAGACAGAAAGTAATGATGTTGAAGTCGAGAAGATAGGTTAAGGAGGTATTTTAGATAATGGAAAATTTAATTCTTACAGGTGAAGGAAAGGTTAAATTTATTGAAAATAGAGATCTGTTCTCTACAGCAAAAGTAATATTTGATTCAAGAGAAGATACTGAAGATAGAAAGACATGGTTAAGTACAAGATGTAATTCAATTGGTGGTTCTGAAATAGGAACCATAGCGGGATATAGTAATTACGGTTCAGCATTAACTGTATTCAATGAGAAGCTTGGATTAGTAGAAAAGTTTAAAGGTAATATTCACACAGTTTATGGGACACGTATGGAGCCACACATAAGAGAATGGATTCAGGAGGATTTTGAAAAAGCTACAGATATTAAACTAACAACTTTTGAATATCCATATATGATGCTTGATAAAGAAATTGATTACTTTTCAGCTAATATTGATGGAATTGGAATACTTGATGATGATTATACTTACTGGGAAAACAGAGATACTGGAGAAATTGCTTATATACCTAAAAATGAATTGTTTGGACTTGAAATTAAAACAGGTAGTGAGTTCATGAAAAAAATGTGGGTAGGTGAAGAAATTCCAGACAGTTATTATTGCCAATGTCAATGGTATATGGGGATCACAGGGTTAAAGTTTTCTTAATAATCTACTTATTAGGTAAGGAAGTTAAGTGGAAAGTTGTCCCTAGAAATGATGATGATATTAGAGCACTAAGAGAGAGTGGAAAGAACTTTTGGGAGAACAATATAATTCCTAAAGTTGCACCAGATCCAACAGGAAATAAAAAAGAAACTGAACAAATTAATGAGCAGCAGAATTTAGTTGATGATGAAATTAATTTAGACAATGACCTATTGGAGCAGTATCAAGAATGTTCTGATAAAGTCAAAGAATTGGAAAAAGAAAAGAGAGAATCAAACAAGAACTTTTCTTACAAATGGGAAATGCAAAAAAAGCTTCAGATGGTCATTTGAAAGTAAGCAGGTTTGAAGTTAAGAGAGATAGTCTTGATAATAAGATGCTAAAAGATAAATATCCAGTTACTTATGAAACAGTTCTTAAAGGTACTACAAGTTTTGTAAATATGAGAATTAGCAAGTGTAAATAGGAGGGTTAATAATGGCAAATGTTCATGGAGGCTTAATAAATAATAATCAACCACAAGCGGCTGCGAGGACTACAGTAAAAGGATTGATGTGTCAAGTAGATGTAAAGAAAAGATTTGAAGATATATTAGGAAAGAAAGCACCAGGATTCATATCAAGTGTAATTAATGTTGCTAAATCACCAAGCTTAGCGGATGCAGAGCCAAATTCTATAATGGCAAGTGCAGTAGTGGCAGCAACATTAGATTTACCCATAGATCCTAACTTAGGATTTGCATATATAGTGCCTTACAATGATAAAAAGCAAGGTAAAATTGCACAATTTCAGATGGGATATAAAGGCTTTATTCAACTAGCAATGAGAAGCGGCCAATACAATACAATAAATGCTGCACCAGTGTTCGAAAATCACTTAAAAAGATTAATAGGCTTACTGGAGAGATTGAATTTAATGACAATCCTGAACCTTCAACAAAGATAGTTGGATATGTAGGATATTTCAGATTAATAAATGGATTTGAAAAAGCTTTATATATGACCAGAGAAGAATTAGAAATACATGGAAAGAAATACAGTCAATCTTATAAAAGTAATAAGGATTGGGTAGTTAAGCAAAGTTTATGGACTACTGATTTTGATTCTATGGCTACTAAAACTGTCTTGAAATTATTATTAAGTAAATATGGACCTATGAGTATTGAAATGCAGACTGCTATTAAATCTGATCAGGCTTCATTCAATAAGGATGTAATCAATGGTGATATAGATGGAAATATAAACTATCCAGATAATCAACCAAATGAATATTATAATGCAGTTGATACAGAGTTCACAGAAGTTGATAAGCAAAATATAGAAAATAATAAATCTAGTGATAAGGCAGAATCAGAGGAAAAGGATATATTTGAAGGAACACCATTTGCTGATGAATAAATAAAATAAGCTCCCAATTAAGGGAGCGATGGTAGAAACTATATGGGATAGGACCTTGCAAGAGGTATCCTTCCCAAACTCTAATGAAATATGTGGTTTTGAAAAACTTTATTTATATTATATCCAGAAGATTAAAAAATATTCAACATAGGAGGACAGAAAGATGGCAGAAAGAGAGTTTAAGGGAATATGGATTCCAAAAGAAATATGGTTAAATACAAAATTGACTCTACAGGAAAAAGTTTTCTTAGTTGAAATTGATAGTTTAGATGGCAAAGATGGATGTTATGCGAGTAATGATCACTTTTCAAATTTCTTTAATCTTTCAAAAAATAGATGTTCAGAAATTATTACATCACTATCAAAGAAAGGATATATATCAATTGATTATATCTACAAAGAAGGAACAAAACAGATAGAAAAAAGAATTATTCATATATCAAAATTAAATATTTTGGTATTCGAGATGTCGACAAGGGTATTCGAAATTCCGAAGAGGGTATTCGAGATATCGACAGAGGGTATTCGGAAAAGTGTGAAGATAATAATACAGTTATTAATAATACAAATTATATATTATTATCATTATACGAAGAATTGGGATTTGGAACTATTAACTCAATTAGTAAATCAGATATAGAAATTATGTCTAAAGAATATTCAGCTAAATGGGTAGAAGAAGCTATGAAAGAAGCTAATGATTCAGGAGTAAGAAATCTAAAGTATGTTAAAGGAATATTGAAAAACTGGAAAACTAAAGGGTTTAAAGCAGAGAAAGGGGGGAAAGGTAATGGATCTACCACCAAGCCTACAAAGAATACTGAATCAGAAGGACCGAAATACAACTTCGATTCATTGTATGGAAAATAAATATAAGTGTTTTAAATGTAGAGATACAGGATTTATACAGACCAATAAAGGCTTTAAGAGATGTGAATGTTATGAAACTGATTATCTAAAAAGACTTTGGGAAAACTTCGGAGTTAATCCTGAAGATGTAAAACTACTTAGAGATTATAAGCCTTATAATGTTCAAACAAAAAAAGCAAAAGAAATGGCAACTGAATATATAACAAAGTTTTATGAACTTGATAAAGAAAAGTGGTTATGTTTCATGGGACAGCCAGGAGGTGGAAAAAACTCACATAGTTCTAGCAGTTGGAAAAGCATTATTAGAACAGAAGATTAAAGTAGTCTATATGCCATATCTTGAATCTATAAGAGAACTTAAATCTAATGCCATGGATGATGAATACTATAACAAGTTAAGCAACAGATATAAAAAAGCAGAAGTTCTTATTATAGATGATCTATTCAAAGATAAAGTTAAAAAAGGAAGACTTACAGGAGAAATTACACCAGCAGATATGAATCATATTTATCCAATATTAAATGTCAGATATTCAAATAAGATGCCAACATTAATTTCTACAGAATGCACACCACAAATGCTTATGGATTTAGATGAAGCACTTGGAGGAAGAATATTAGAAAGTTGTGGTAAGAGATTTGGGAGTGTTTTTGATAATGAATGTAATTATAGATTACGTGAATTTATGAGTTAAAGGAGAATAGGCAAATGGAAGAAGTACAAGCAATGTTGAAGTGTAAATTTATAACAACAGAAGATCTAAATAATTTTAATGAAGTAATGAATGATATATACAATTTATCAGATAATGACTATTCTACAGCGTATAAATTACATTTAAATGCAATGAGACAATATGACAGATGGTCAACAATATTATTTCAAATAAGAAATAGTGAAAAAAGAGGAATTCCTAAAGATCCTGCATTAAAAGATAGAGTAAGCCAAATGTTAAAGCTTATGGATGATGTATATATTTCAGCTAAAGGAGTCTTTACAAAAGGTAAAAATGATTTGAATATGGGAAGGTATTAAATTTAAGAATAAATAAAGAAAAATAGAAATGAGGTAGCTATAATGGAACAAATAAAGAGAATACCAACACAACTAATTGTAAAAGAATTTCTTATAACATTTGAATATGTTACATGGAAAGGAAATCACAGAAAAACTGATAAGAGAACAATTATGCACATTAATTCAGAAGAAGCAAAGAAAGCTTTCAAAAAAGCAGTAGAACATTTCAGAACTATGTTTAATGTTTCAATCCTAAATATAGAAGAAGTGTTAGGAGAAAATCAAGTAATTGATCTATAGATATAAAGTTTCAATTCAATCGATCCTGGTATACCAGGTTGCATAGTAAATATTATGTTAGCCACATAGTATTTACCGAAAAGTTAAGAGTAAATGCGTAAAATGCACTCACTGGGGAGTAAGCTCCGAAAATTATAAATTAAGCCAGTAAAGTCAATCAAAGAAACTTAATACCATTTCCTAATGAATCAAAGGCAATTTGATTTGTTAGGTGAGAGGATTGGAAAGAAAAAGAAGTGAATATCAACTATTGGTTGATACTTCAGAAAAAGTTAAAGAGGTGTAATGAGATTACTAGAATTTGCAGTTAACACACCAACAGGAAGATTACCTATACTAGCATTTAGTGGAGGTAAAGATAGTTTAGTAGCATATATGATGTGTATAGAAGCTAAAATAGAATTTAAAGCAGTATATTCTCCAACTTCAGTTGATCCACCTGAATTAATATATTTTATAAAAAACATATTTAATAAATGGGCCAAAGTTAATAGGTATCCAATAGTGGAATTTAATAAATATAATAAGTTTTATTCTAAGCGTGTTGGGGGAAAGCTCAAAGGAAAGCTAATTACTATGTGGAGTTTAATCAGTAACAGAGCAATGCTGCCTACCAGAGTAGCAAGATATTGTTGTGCAGAATTAAAAGAACGTACAGGGGAAGAGGGAGACACAATGATAACTGGAATCAGATGGCAGGAGAGTAAGCAGCGAAGTAATCAAGATGATTAATTATTTCAGAGGTAAATTGATGATAAGACCTATAGTTGATTGGACAGATACAGAAGTATGGAGTTATATAATTGAAAACAATATTCCTTATTGTAGTTTATATGATAAGGGATGGGATAGATTGGGGTGTATTGGTTGTCCATTAGGATCTAATCAAAAGAAGGAATTAGAATCTTATCCAAATTTCAAGAAATTATATATTAGATCGTTTGAAAGAATGATTGAATATAGAAAATCTAAAAACATGATATGTGAATGGAAAACTGGAGAAGATGTTTATCGTTGGTGGATAGGAGATTGTAAAAAGAAAATACAAGAAATAGATGGACAATGCAGCATGTTTTAAAGGTGATGGTATGCGTTATTTAAAACTTAATGATAGAAACTGGAGAAAGCTTTGTAAGAAGCAAATAAAGTATGAGCAGCAGGAAATTAAGCTTGATGATAAGAAGCAGATAGAATTTAAGATAGGAAAGAAGGAGAAGTAATGGATATTAAAATTGGAGACTATCAGATTGTTTCAGATGAAAGACAGTTTGTAGTTAAAGCAACTAAAAAAGTTACTGATGAGAAATCAGAAAACTATGGAAAAGATTATATGCAGAACATAGCATATTGCACAAGTCTTGATTCTGCATTAAAGTTCGTTCCACAGCAGGTTTTAAAGAGTAATAATGAAATATCTATCATTGTAGATAAACTAAAGCAAATAGAAGCGGATATAAAGGCTCTGCCAAAGCATATAAAAATTGCAAAAGAAATAGATAAGTCAAAAGTACTAATTGATGAAGAAGAATATGAAGAATTAAAAGAAAGGGATAATATATTAAGTCGTTTAGAAGGAGCAGGAGTTGATAATTGGGAAGGCTATAGTTATGCATTTGAAGATGAGGAATAGATAAAACTGTATATGAGAATGAGTTAACCACGTCATAGTTACAAAATTCTATTCTCATATGAAAGTCAAATTCAATAGTAAAGGAGAAAAAACAATGGAATACATTAACGATATAAATATCAATGAAGCTGTCATTCATGTATTAGATACAACAGCTGAAGAACCAATATTAAATGAATATAGTTTAGATTTAGATGAAGATACTTACAAATTTTTATATAAGCATATAGAGAAATGCTTTAAAGTTGATGATCTTAAATATGCAGCATTTAATTCTGAAAGAAATATAGTAAAAGAAGTTGTTCAAGATTATTTAAATGGAATTGATAGTGACTTAATAGGATTATCTAAGGAACTTGCAAGTCAATTATTTATAATCATGAAAGGTAATTGTAATATTCCAAGTGCTGATTTAATTACATGTTCAATAGTTACAGACCAAGGTCCAATTATAGCAATACTCAAGTTAGATTATGTTAAGAATTTCACTCATGAAGTTCAGTTTGTTGATAACAAAATAGGTATAGGAATAGTTCCACAAAGTGCAGGACTTCCAGCAAGTGGACAGAAGATTCAGAAAGCTGCATTTATAAAACCTGTAAGGAATGATGAAAGGTATAATCTATTTATTTTAGATAAGAAGAATACAACAAAAGAATTAGAGGAGTATGGAGCTAACTATTTTATAAATAATTTCTTAGGTGCAACTCTTGTAACAAATGAAAGGGATATGACTAAGACTTTTGTACAGGCTACTGAAAACTGGACGAGAAAAAATATTACTGATGATGCAGGTAAGGCGGAAAAGATAAGAACTGCTATTAAAAATAAACTTAAAGAAGAAGATGTAATAAATGTGAAAGAGCTGGCAGATGAATTATTATCTCAATTGCCACAAGAGAAAGAAGATTTTGCTAATTACTTAAATCAACAAGGATTAGAAGAAGTTTCAGTTGATAAAACATGGGTAGAGAAAAAATTCAAAAGAATAAGATTAAATGTTGATAAGGAAATTGATTTATATATCAATGATGAAGCTTATCATGATTCAAGTAAATTTGAGATTGTAAGAAATGGTGATGGCACAATAAACATGGTTGTTAAGAATATAAGAAATTATATAGAAAAGTAGGTGAATAATTTATGGCAAAGAACGAAGGAAAATTATTTGAAGAAGACTTTAAGAAATCTATCCCCTTTGATTATTGGTTTTACAGATTTAAAGATGGAACTGGAAATTTTGGAGGAACTAAAAACGAAATGTAAGGTTTCAAGCCCATAATATTTCAGATTGTGAAGTTATGGGGAAAAAGTATTTATTCATATTAGAGTTAAAATCGCATAAAGGTTCAAGTATTCCATTCAGTTGTATAAGGCCTACACAATTAAAAGAAATGTCGGATATAAAACATGAAAAGGTCAAAGCATATTTTATATTCAATTACAGAGATTTAGAGAGTACTTTTGCAATAGATGTACAAACAGTCAAGAAATACATTGAAGAAGCTGACAGAAAGTCTATACCTATTAAATGGGTTATAGAAAATGGAATAGAGTTAAAAGGAACTAAGAAAAAAGTTAGATTTAGATATGATCTTGAAAGTTTCTTTAAAAAGGTTGAGGAATATGGACAGGAGTAAGAAAAGATTAAAAGATTTAGAATGTTGTGGATTTTGCTTGAATTACCAGCCTATAAAAGAAAATGGATATAAAACAGCTAGAGGAACATGCAAAACAACTGGAACAATAAAGCAGCGGACAGATAAGTGTAAAAAATCATTCAAAGATAGAAGGATGAAATCATTCTTTGATTAAATATTACCGTTCTTAAGGGTAAAAATAGTGAGGTGAAATATGAATGAAATCAATAGTAGTTGATGGTCAATTAAGTTTGTTTGATGAACAGCCTAAAGTTGTTAATATTATTCCAACAAAAGAAGAAAATAAGGACAATCCAATATTTAGAGAGCTTATTGATAAATACAGAGATACATGTACCAGGATAGTAAAAGTTGAAAAGAAGCTGTATGTGGAAATAGGAGATCAGACATTATCCTATGAAGCTGATGGAGAACCAGGAGGAATATTTATAAGGGACATGTTGTTAAGACCTAAAGATGAAATAATTATTTATAATGAGTACAAGCCAATTAATGATAAACAGATAAAAACACTTAGGAAAATACAGACAGATAAATTTATAAAGAGAAAAAGTGACAGCAATATTTTAATTCAATATGATAATTTCTGTATGGCTATATATCCAAGTGGTAAATTTGCTAAATGGAAATCGCCTGGAGTATTTAAAGACGATGAAATTTTCAGTATAGATGAAATTGAAAATATCAATAAGATGCATGAAGAGATTAAAGAAGATCCTAAAGCCGAAGGGGTAACTGAAATTTCTGAATCAGAGGAAACTTTAAGATTAGGAGATAAAGTTAAGTTTGATTACCATGGATCAAAGGAAGGAAACATAGTACGAATTTACAACAAAGGTGAAACAGTTAATGTAAGTTGGGATAACAAACAGACAGCATTTTATTACAAGAGTGTTGTAAAAATTAATGCGTAAATGTCAGAAAAAGCGAAATAAATAAAATTTGAAAGCGAGGAAATGAAAATGAATTTAGAAAATAGTATCAAGGATGTAATAACAAAAAAATCAGAGGATGGAACAGTTGAAAAATTAGTATCAGAGCAACTAGAAAAAGGTGTAGTAAATGCTTTAGATAGTTTATTTAGAAGCTATGGTGATGTTACAAAAGTGATAGAAGAAAAAGTAAAATGTGTTATGGTGCCTTATTTAGAAAACTATGATTATTCTAAGTATATAACAAAGTTAGATTCAGTATTGGTTGATGTTCTTAAGAATTCAGCATTAGATAACAAGAAGTTGCTAGAAAATTTCAAAACACTAATGGTTGGTGAATCAATTCCAGAAGAAATAAAGATGAGTGATATATTTAAAAAATGGTGTGAATATTGTGAAAATAATGTGGATAAGAACGAATTAGATTTTGATTATGAAGGCGGATATATTAATGTGAGTTTCAGCGTTGAAGATGTCAGCAATGATTGGAGTAGTTATAAAACATTAATGGTTACATTTGAATGTGAAGAAGATGAAGATCTTAGATTTGAATTTAGCATTCAGACATGGAGAAAAAATGAGAATGAAAAATATAGTAGCAATTATAAAAGACCTTGTGAATTAAATTCTTTAAGATATTTAAATGACTTTGACATGCTTTTATTACAAGTCAGCCAAGGATATGAAAATATTGTGTTAGACAGTGATGGCGATAGTGATGAAATTTTTATAGAGTATGAAGAATAGAAAGTGAGGAAGAGTAGTAATGAAACCAATATTATTCAATACCCAGATGGTACAGGCTATATTAGAAGGCAGGAAGACAACTACTAGGAGAATTATTAAAGTTAATAATAGTTTAGAATTTATGGGATTTAAAGAAGGGAAAGCACTTTTGGGTAAAGGTTGCTGCATACATGAAACAATTAAGGCACCATATATGTCAGGAGATATTCTTTATGTTAGGGAAACTTGGGGAATATCAAATCCATTAGGAGATTTTGAAAGGAATAATATGACAGCAGAGTATATTTATAAGGCTGGATATGCAAAGGGAGAAAGAATATCAATTACTCGAGAAGATGAAAAGAATTTAGGAGTCTGGAAACCAAGTATTCATATGTCAAAGGTTGCAGCAAGAATATTTCTTAAAGTTACTGGTGTAAGAGTTGAAAGATTAAAAAGAATTGAAGCTGGCCAATGCAAAGCAGAAGGAATTGATTTAGGGTATAAAATTGAAAATTCATTTGATGCAGGGGAATATTGCAAAGCATTTGGAGAACTATGGGATAGTACAGTAAATAAAAAAGATATAGATAAGTATAGCTGGAATGCTAATCCTTATGTTTGGGTAATTGAATTTGAAAGAATTGAGAAAAGTGAGGTAGAGCAGTAATGAGTAAGGGAAAATGGATATTAGATATACAACAATATGACAATGAGATTTGGATGCCAGAAGAATATTTTGATGATAAGGAAGATGCCCAAAAGTATGGATATGAAATAGCAGAAAAAGAAGGTTTGAGCAGATTTAGAATAGGTTTATGTGAAGATGCTGAAAACTTTGGAATTGATGTTGATAGAGTAATTGAGAACATTCAGGAAGCAATGTATGAGACTATTGGAGAAGCTGCAGAATGTTATTTAGATGATGTAACAAAAGAAGATGCGTTGGAATTAGAAAATGAATTGAATGAA